GCAGTGCCTGTGCCTGCAAACCCTGATGCTCTTGTTGCCGCAATTGAGCAAGGGGAGGTTGTGATTATGAGTAAGGCATTGAAGGAAGAATTAGAAATACTTGAAAAAAGCGTAGTACCATTCCGTTCTTATCCAGCACTACCCAATGATACTCCCTGGAGTGCTGCAGCTGCCAGAAAAAGAATTGCACAATGGGCAAGCTCAGATGGTTCAGGTGATAAAGATAAAATCAAATGGTCAAAATATAGACAAGGCTTCGCACAATACGATGAAAATAACCCTGAAAATTTTGGTAGCTATAAGTTACCCCATCATGATGTGAGAGATGGTAAGCTTTACACCCATCCCAGAGGCACTTATGCGGCAATGGCTGCAATTTTGGGAGCAAGAGGTGGTGTCAATCTTCCAGAAAAAGAAAGGAAAGGTGCTTATAACCATATAGCCAAACACTACAAAACAGACCTTGATAAAGAACCTCCGGAATACAGGGAATACAGCGAAGCCGAGCTTAAGGAAATGTTCCCCTGGGTATATGAACTTCCGGAGGATGAATGGAAAGCATTTATTGGTGATATCGCAACAAAGGAGGAAATCGATATGGAAGAAATCAAAGCACTAATAGACGAACTCAGGGAGGAGTTCAAGAAGGAAATCGAAGCATTGAAGGAATCTCTCAAATCCCCGGAGACATCAGTCCCCCAGGGTGGGGATGGAGATGTCAGGGATGAGGAACTCTCTCTTGATGACATAAAAGAAGCAATAAAAGAAGTCATCGCAGAAATAACAGGAAAGGAGGTATAAAAGATGAACAAGGAAGAACTCAAAACTCTCATAAAAGAGGAATTTGAAAACTTAATAGAGATACAGAGGAAACTCTATAAAGAGCCAGAGCCTGACCAGAAAAAGGCTGCTATGGATAAGATGGTGGAATTCGTGAGGAGTCTCTCTAAGGGACTTACGGAAGGTACGGATTCTGCAGGTGGATACCTTGTGCCTGAGGAGTTCAGGGCTGAGGTGCTGAGGATAGCCAAAGATGTTGGTTATGCGATGAGACTTGCCACCAAAATCCCGATGAAGACTGACACGATGAATATTCCTTCTCTCTCCAGCTCTGTGTCTGTTGGTTGGGTGACTGAGGGTAATGCGGCTTCTGAGTCCACTCCTTCATTCGGTCAGGTTCAGCTCTCGGCAAAGAAGATGATGGCTCTCACTGTTATCTCAAGTGAATTGCTCGAAGATGCTGGTGTGGATGTTGTAAATCTGCTCACCACTCTCTTTGGTGAAGCCATCGCCGAGGAAATAGATAAACAAGTCTTTACTGGGTCTGGTTCTCCCTTCACTGGCATTCTCAACGATTCGAATGTTAATGTAGTTACAATGGGAAGTGGGGATACAACTTACGACAAGGTCGATTTTGATGACCTGATTAATGTGGTTGCGTCTATCAATGCGAATGCAAAGAAAGGTGCTGCATGGTTCATGCACCCCACAGTGGTGGCTGTAATAAGAAAGCTCAAAGATAGCAATGGTCAGTATCTCTGGGCTCCTCCTATAGGTGGTCAGCCTGCTACAATACTGGGGTATCCTGTCTATGAGATCATAGACATGCCTTCCACGAGCGATGCTTCTCAGGCTGACAAGGGATTCATCGTATTTGGGAATCTCAAATATGTGTATCTTGGAATCAAGGGTGATATGACTATAAAGGTACTCGAAGAGGCTACAATCGGAAGCACCAATCTGGGTGAAACTGACCAGAGAGCTCTCAGAATCAAACAGAGACTTGGAATGGCTATAGCTCTGCCCGATGCGTTCGGTGTGCTCAAAACAGCTGCTGCATAATGGACTGGGAACTAACGGGGGAGGGTTCAATCCCCTCCCCTTTCCAACATGAAGGAGAGAATGATGTATAAAGTAAAGACAAAGGCAAGAATTTGGCATGATGGAAGATTATATCAGCCAGGAAGGGTATACGAAGTTGATGAAGATTTCATCAAAGCTGTAGGTAAAAAATATCTTGATATAATCGAGAAGCCTAAACCTGTAAAAGAAGTGAAAAAGAAAAAAGATAAGATGATAAGGAGAGCAAAGGAGACTAAGTGATGACCAATCCTCTGGAGCTTGCAGATCTAAAAGCTTTGCTTGGGATAGATGCTTCTGACACTTCTCAAGATGATGTATTAAATCTTGCTCTCAATGCAGCTTGGAGTTATATCAAGAGTTACTGTAATCGTGATTTTATTGCACAGGATTACACAGAGACACAGTATTTTAATCTTTCTCAAAGAGATTTTGTAGTTCTGAGACATTATCCGGTGAATTCTGTAACTTCTCTCAAAATCGATGGCACAACTGTGAGCAGTGATTATTATGAGCTTGACAGCGAGAGCGGGATAATCACCTTGAAGTTTAACTATCTTCTGGATGAAGACACAGACGAAGGCATTGACTATTGCAAGGCTGAAATCAGTTACAATGCGGGATATACTTACGATGAGAACACTAACGAAATCAAGACAGAATTATCTGACCTCTATTATGCAGGTTTACAGCTTGCAGCGATGAAGTATTATTCATTTGCTCAGGGAAGGCTCGGATTAAAGGCGATTCATGCAGGTGGTGAGACTGTGAATATTCAGGACATAGATGAAGGGTTACCGATTGAGATTAAGGTAGTGCTTGATAGATACAAGAGGAAATTATGAGAAATAGAGTTTTTGCGATAGAAGTCAATGGTGCTGACAATGTTGCAAGGTGGATACATAGGAATTATAACCGTTTTGAGAAAATTGTCTGGACTTTCCTGCAGAAATGGGCAATGGGAACGGTGAAGGTAACAAAAGAGGAATACTTAACTGACCCAGGGCGACCTTACAGGATTTCAAGAACAGGGAGAAGGTATCCTATTTATCCCAGGCCTAAAATCGGCGTAGTAACGGGCAGATTGAGAAGCTCTTATGGTTCAAAAGTCAATCAGGATGGGATTTATCAGCAAAGTCGTAGTGTGATGGGGTTCAGTATCAAGGTGGGAACTAATGTTAATTACGCTCCAACTTTGATAGAACGCAAGTATGATTTTAGAGAGAAGGGAGCAATGCATTTTTACAGGAGTTCAGATATGGCAAGGTTAGTTAACGAGCTTGGAAGGAGGTTATTTGGTGAGTAGGAAATATGAGATTTATTCGGCAATAAAAAGTGCTTTGGTATCGAATTTGAGTGATGTAAAAATTGTAGATGGTCATCCCACTGCGGGCAATAGACAATTAACCAAACAAAAAACCATTGGAATTTCTATTGGTAGTGAGGTCTGGACAGATACACAGAGACCACAATGTGAGCTGACAATTTGGATAGATTGCTATTATAAAAATGCATATCGCAATCTCAGTGATTTTTTAGATTTTGAAGAACAGGTTTTAGCTGTCTTACTCGGTAATTGGGATTACGACCTCTCATATGTAAAAGGCACTTATATTATGTCTATTGGTACAGAAGAAGGGCTTTTAGTTCCACACGGGGAGTTACATATAGAGCTCCGTGTGGAATATTATAGGGATGTTAGAAACTTTTAAACAAGGAGGTAGAATGAAATATATTGAAATTTTAGAAGATAGTAAATTTGCCTTCAAGGTACGCACATCTTGTGCCTGTGAAGAACCATTACATAGCATAACGGTAACACATTATCAAAAAGATGGGGAAGTGTTTTTGTGGTTGCGTAATTGGTGGATTGATGGTTTTAATGTAAGTTACAACTTACCAACTATTTTGTGGTATTTTAAATGCTGGTGGGAAAGAATTAAACTGGCTTGGTGTATTTTACGCACAGGACGATATGAATTTGATGGTGAATTTATGTTCAAAAACCCCGAGCACTTAAAGAATTTTGCTAATGTTTTGCTGGGCATTGCCCAGCGGTGGCAAGAAAAACAAAAGGAGGTAAAGTAAAATGACAGTCAGAGAACTTTGGAATTTATATGCAGCCGTAGAAACCAGCTATGGGTCAGAAGCCACACCAGGCGGTTCTGATGTAATCGAAGTTTTTGAAGTCAGTGTCAAGCCTGCTCACAGTGTGTTGGAGAAAGCTCCCAATCCTCAGTATCTGAACGAGGTTGGGGATATTATTGAGGCAAAAAGATGGCTGGAGCTTTCGTTTAAGACTTACCTGAAGGGGGCAGGCACAAGTCAAGCTCCGGTAGTGGGTAGATTCTTACAGGCGGCAGGATTCAGTGAGAGTGTAGATGATGTAAGTGGTTATGCAGAATATACACCTTCCAATACTTCAAAATCGCTGACCATTATAGCTCAGGCTGACAATGGATATGAACTCAAAGGTGTGGGCTGTATCGTAAAGAACTTTTCGATAGTGGGAGCTGTGGGTGATTATCTCATTGCTCAGTTTGATGTTGTTGGATTGTTCAGTTCTGAATCTGCAACTGTGACTTCGTTGACACCTTCCTATGAGAATTCGAGTCCATTGATAGTCAAAGGCGGCACGCTTGGGACTGGATTAGCTGATAGATACTGGAAAAACCTTGAGATTGCAGTCGATAATACGCAGTATGAACAGCCTGATGCAAGCGACACATACGGAATCAATGCTTTTATTATAACGGGCAGGCGTATTACAGGCTCATTTGACCCTGAGGTCATGAATGAAACGATTCTGTATCCTGGTGATTTAATAAGCGGATTCTCGATTTCTCTTGGCGATATAAGTGCTGATAACAAAGTAACGATTACTGGTGC